CACAGTCCCTCGGTGAGAAGGTCGGCGAAACTAATCGTCAAGCAGACTCCGTCGCTGTCATTCGCACAATCTGGTGGGTTACTCATATGGCAACTTGCTGGTTTATTATCTTAAATGCTATTGCTAACCATGGTTGGGGTTTGATAGGTTTTTAACGATGAAGTATAACTTATCTCTTGACCATTTAGTTGATACGCTTGGGACTTGGGGGCATCTGCCTGCAACTGAAGAAATCTTTGATATCTTTCAAAACATACAATTGTCGCTTGAACCCAAAAATGTATTAGAGATCGGATTTCACCTAGGACACTCTACAACATACCAACTAGAGTTATTCAAGAATGCGAAGATAACTTCAATTAGTCCAAAGTATGGTGACGGTCCAGTTAAGAATATCGTTGATTGGACAGCGGAAACTCGACAAAAGCAGTATGAAAAGATGAAGGATAAGTATGGTGACAGGTTTAACTGGATACCAAAAAAAACCAGAGATGCTCTAGAGGAATCTCGGAATTGTGGTCCCTTCGACTTTGCCTTTATTGATGGGTGCCATTCTTTTGAGAATACAAAAATAGATCTCGCTTTATGCGAAACATTGAACATAAAAAATGTTGTTATTGATAATCTTGAAAAACAAGATGTGTACCTCGCAGTGAAACGATCAGAATGGAAAATACATCGCATGGTTGCTTATATCGACGATGATCATGCCAATGTTATGGGGTTTCTTGAGGGGTGATCTCTAATGCTAGACAACCTAACAGAAAAATTTTTCGTTGGACGAAAAAGAAAAAAGAAAGTAGTCGATCCTTACTATGCCCCAAACTGCGATGAATACGGTCAATGGTGGTGTGGTTTTAGAAAGGTAACACTGATAAGACATCCTGAGTGGACAAAAGATTTTTATGAATATAGACAAAACAGAAATAATTCGGTGGAGTAAGGTAGCATTGGTAGCACCATTTGCACTGGTTTGGGATATCACCTTTTGGTGTATCACGAAACTACATAAAGGTGCTTCATGGGTTGATCTAGTGGTCGGCGAAAAAATAGAAGAGTTCCTGAGATCTTAATTGATTGTCCCGAGATGACTATAAACTCGCTCTGGTCGGTACGCACCGTCACCTGAGTAAGTGGCAAAACTGCTCAACACACTTAACACAACACACAAGGAGACTATTATGTCTAATAAAACACCATTCGAACTCAGGTTCGATATTTTCCAACAAGCGAAAGAGATCCTCTTAGACGAGTACCAAGCAAAAAGAGAAGAATTGTTGCATCAATATGAGATGGAAGAGGAGGCATTTTACCCTGACATGCCAGAGTATCCTTCTTTTGATTCTATCGTTAAAATGGCGAGAGAAATCAACCATTACGTCTCAAACAGTTGAGTTTTCTACCTGAGCATGTAGAAAAACTGCTCCTTTACTTTTTATTCCATGTAAGTATAATAGAATATATTGAGAGAGGATATTCTAATGACTGAAGCACTTTTTGTTGAACGATACAGACCCAAGACTATTCAGGAATGTATTTTACCCACTGATCTGAAACAACAGTTCCAAGAGATTGTTGATACAGGTGAAGTTCCAAATTTATTATTTTCTGGCACAGCTGGTCTCGGTAAAACAACTGTTGCTCGTGCCATCTGTAACGAATTAGATCTGGATTATATCCTGATCAATGCCTCGGAGTCTGGCAACATTGACACTCTCCGTGGCAAAATCAAACAGTTTGCCTCGTCCATCTCTCTCTCAGGTGGTTACAAAGTAGTCATCTTGGACGAGGCAGACTACCTAAATGCCCAATCAACTCAACCAGCATTGCGTGGATTTATCGAGGAGTTTAGTGCGAACTGTCGGTTCATACTGACCTGTAATTTCAAGAACAAGATTATAGAACCGCTACATTCTCGGTGTGGTGTTATTGAGTTTAATACCAGCAAGAAAGATCTAGCAGATCTGTGTGGTCAGTTTATGAAGCGCACTATGCAGATCTTAGAAACCGAAAACATTACTGTTTCCAACCCCAATCTTGTTGCTGAACTGATTATGCGACACGCACCTGACTGGCGTCGTGTGCTCAACGAAATACAAAGGCACTCTCGTGGCGGCGAGTTGCAACTAGATGTATTGAGCAAAGCATCCTCCTCCAGTATTACAGATTTGTTTTCTTATCTTAAGAAGAAAGACTTCAGAGAGATGCGCAAATGGGTCGCTAACAACATGGATGTTGAAAGTGCTGCTATTTTCCGTGGCGTTTACGATAGCATGGATGGCGCTGTGGCAACAAATAGTATTCCTCAATTAGTGCTTATCTTGGCAGACTATCAGTATAAATCTGCTTTTGTTGCTGACGCTGAGTTGAATATGGTTGCTTGTTTAACCGAAATAATGGCACAAGTTGAGTTCAAATGAGTTCTGATGACATCGATTTTGAAACTTTAGAGGCATTACAAAGTAAAGTATACAGTTTACAACTCAGAATGCAAGACCTTACTCTTTCAATACTCAGTACTGACTTCGACACAGAGGAACTCATACTGTTAAAAAGAATTTATGGTGAGAATTTTATCTATAAAATGGATGAAGATTTAGACTGGTTATTGAGACAACCCTATTCTGGAGAAACTGTACATTGAATCCATTTGACATCTTGAATAGTATCAATCTAACCAAGAAAGATCTAATTGACCCAGAAAACGAGTCAAAGTATCCTTCCTTCATGGTTAATCGCGGACTTTCATACTTCACTGACACCGTTTTACTTGCTAATGAGATGAATATCAACCATCACATAGATGCCCGCCTACAATATGATTTCTTACGTTTTGCCATCCGTCCTCGAAAAAGGTTCAGTAAGTGGGCAAAAAAAGAAAAAATGAATAATATTGAAGTTGTCAAAGAGTATTATGGATATAGTGATGCCAAGGCAGAGTCCATAATAGATCTTATTGACGAAAAATCACTTGACGAAATGCGTAAAAGACTCTTCAAAGGGGGATCTAGCAAACCATAAAACTTATAAATATTCCATGTTACACTGATTACCGAATTACACAATAATAAATGGAATTTATAATATGGAATCTGTATTACAATGGTCCCCCGAAGATATGCTAGAGGTAACTCTTCAGGAACCAGATGACTTTTTGAAGATACGAGAGACACTTACTCGTATCGGAGTTGCCTCTAGAAAAGAAAAGAAATTATTTCAATCTTGTCATATCCTCCATAAACAAGGAAGATATTTCATAGTACACTTTAAAGAATTATTTTTACTGGACGGCAAAAAGGCAACTTTAGAAATTGGAGACATACAAAGAAGGAACACTATCACTACTTTGATGTCAGACTGGGGGTTGTTAACGATTATAGATCCTTCTCGGGCAAAAGATTGTGCGCCGATTAGGCAGATAAAAATAGTTTCTTTCCGTGAGAAAGATGAGTGGGAGTTGTGTAAAAAATATAATATTGGAGTCAAAAGATAACCCTAAATGATTAATTGTTTTATATTATGTGATTTTGAAAATCCTCTCTCTATGAAATATTTGGAGAGATCCTTAAAGTCCTTTGAACCTGTGAGTGATATTCTAAATATCACTCCGGTTCAATGCGATACCCCAAAAACCATTCCTATTCGGTTTCAAAAGAACGAACCTCCTATTCCATTTTATGTTGCCAACGATGGTGTAGATTATCTCAGACCAAGGTTCTTTGGCGGCACTTTCTGCGATTCTCCTCTGTATCAAGCAGTGATGTATTCTCATTTTAAATTGATTAAGAGGATAGCAGAAGGAGAAAGACTTATTATCATGGAGCATGATGCTGCCTTGATTAATGAAGAATCACTCCGTGAAATGATTGATCTGTACTATCTTGATGAAATGATGGTAGATGTAAATTTGTTTATGCCAGGAACCTGTATGGAGTTTTACTCTATGTCACAGAGGTTTGCACAGTTGTATTGCGAATTTCTACTCAATTTTGGACACTACCATACTAGAACTTCTGGTCCTCTAGGTGTCGCCCATATGATGGAATATTATCCAGAAAAGGCAAATTTAGATAT